CTTCCAGTACTGAGGCATTGGCTTTCAACGCCTCACTTAATTCCATCTTTTCCATAATATTTTTTATTTACCAGTTTCAGTTTCCAAATTGTTTTTCTTATAATCCTGCCATGAGTCGGCAAGCTGCCCCACCGAAGCGGAAGTGTAGAGGTCAAGTATATGAATCTCGTCATCGGCAAGCTCCACAAGCTCGTTCCGATAGATCTTCTCCGCAAGCACGTGCGCCGGAAGACCGGGCACGTTCCTGTAAATGCCGTCAGCAATATCCTTACGGATATCCGCTATCACCATATCCTGTCTGTCTATCCCCGTGAACAGGGGAAATTTTGTAAAATCAACTTTCATAATATTCTTAATTAAATACTGTTATCCGCAATAAAACATAACCCAATAATTGCCCATACATTTAACGAATCCGGACGCATAATCCAGATCAATGGAGGACATCTCTTTTCCTCCGGGGGCAGGCAGGATGCGCCCGCCTGTCAGTCTTACCCCGCCGCTCATACGTTTGAAGTATATGGTATGTCCCGGAACATCCGGAGGAAGTGTCACTTCTATATTACCCGTATTAATAAACATCACATTGTCATCATTGTTATTCAGGGAAGTGCTGACGGATATGTTCCTCCAGTTCCCCACTATGCCATGAAGAGACACATAACTGTCATTGTTCGGATGAAGGAAAATGTTACCCCCCTCCACGAACAGAGGAATGCTCAGGGTCTTGATGTGCATCCCGATCATGGCATTCGGACTCTGTATGTCAATTCCGGTATCATACGATATCCCTTCGATTGTGACAAATTTCGTGTTCCCTCCGATTTTTACACGTGCAAATGTCCTTTCGTTATAAAACTCTATCTGTCCGGCAGACAGGTTGAAACCGACATGGGAATCCGTCCCCTCATAAAGAGTTTTTGAGGACAACATACCGGAATCTATGGAAAACGGACCGATACGTCCGCTATCCGCCGTGATTTTTCCGCTGATGTCCACATTGACCGCCCTGATACCGTCCGCATCAATCATGGACGCCTTGATCTTCTCGGTCAACAACAGCTTGGTGGCGATAAAAGTCCAGCTCTGTGCTACTTCCCAGTATTTTATTTTTCCCGAAGCCACATTCTGTTTGGGGGTTTCCGTCGAAACCGACGTATGCGAACGGATGCACAGGTACAGCAGGTTGTCATAAAGTACAATGTCGTAAAACTGCTGCCCTTGCTTGCCCTCCAGGTAAGACACAGACGCCCCCCATACACGCATACGCATGCGCGCTCCCTTATCTCCCTTGTCACCTTTTGGAGCAAAACTGACCTGTCCGGTTCTAGTCACCAACGGCATATCACCTCCTTATTCCTTGGTTGTGATGGTCCATGCCACGTTGCCTCCTGCCTGCTGGCACATGTCCCAAGTACACGTGCCGGAAGTGGCTGCTGTACCGGAAGTAGACGGGTTAAGGACTACTCCTGCACTGTCCATGAACACGAAATAGAAAGTCATGCCCTTGTACTTGGTGGTACTCCCACGCTTGACCAGAATGGGCTTATAGACCACCGTGTCACCACTTTCCCGGATGGTCTCGTCCTCGGGCGTGGGATTCAGGATCAAATCAAACGGATCGGACGCATCCATTACGGACTGCGTGTCCTGACCGATGAGCTTGCCGCCCTGGTACACCTCCACTCTGAACACACCTGTCGTGTCAACCATATCGTTGGTGACGGTCAATGTCTGTGTGGTCTTTCCGCTCAGCACGCTCCACGCACCGTTGACCTGGTTGTACCACTTGTACGCCAGTCCGGTAGTGATCTCGTCACTGCCCATGCGCGCTACGGCTTTCAGAATGCAGCTCTGCCCTTTGTCCCGAAGGGTAAAATACTTGTTGTCACCGGCAATGATCGTCACATGCTTTTGGTTTCCGACCCCCTTGGTGATGGGGATGCTATAGACGAACTGGACGGTGTCGCTGGTATTCCCAACGGTCACGGTGGCTTCACCCTTGATGGTACAAGAGGCCGCTCCGCTCGCCTTGACCAGATTCTTGACGATCTGCAATCCGTAGTAATCCGTCGTACCGGGCTGGTAAGGGATAAACTTGAAATGTCCCGTCTCACCGCCAAACGTGTTGGTGGAGACATTGCCCGAGAACTTGATCTCGACATCATTGAAATACCATTTCATGGAGGAAGGAACCACCAGCCCTTCCGCCACCCGCGAAGAGGTGAGAATGAAGGACAAGACGGGCTTGAGCGAAGCGAAATCCGGTGCGATGTTCGTCGGCGCGGACGCTTCGCCCATATACTCCTGATACAGATCTCCCTGGTTACACTGGATGGCAGGCATGTATACGCCGCCCTTTTGCGAAAATATGACCTGTCCGGTCGCGCTGGCCAAACTCATGACGCTCCTCCTTCCCCGGTCGTTTCCGTACTATCCGTGCCTTCGGAGCTTTCGGTGTTGTCCTCCCCCCAAGAGGCAGGTGTGAATACTTCGACGGGATGGTCCGTACCGTCTATCTCTTCTTTCGCCGCCTGCGGGGTCAGGCAGATGCCGCCCGCTTCCTTGGCCCTGTCAAATACCGTGTCGCCGGGGAAACGTGCCACGTCCGCCTGCCACAATAATACATTGCCATCCGCTGTCCTGTTGCGGATATCGGTCAGATGCAACCGGTCGGCAACCTCCTTCGTTACTTTAATGTAAAATGCCATAATTCTATTGTTTTTAATGTTATCCAAATTTTCTTACTACTACCGCCTTGCCCCCCTGTGTGAGCACCTTGCCGCCTTGTGTCAGCGCCACGTAAGGGCCTCTGTCCTCCACCTCCAGCTTTAACATCATGTCGTTGCTGAAAGGTATCCTGGGAGAGTATCCGTCGGCAACCTTGGCATATCCGGCATCTCCGCTCTTCTTGACGTACCAGTGGCAGTTAAACATGGCGGATGGATTCGGGATAACCCCCATGGTATCCCGAATGACGGGTCTGGGAAAGATGGCGTAAGTCCCATCCGGAACACCCGTAGGTACGCCCTCCCAGTCGGCTTCAATCTTCGGAATCCTGCGGCGTATCACCGTAGAGACTGCCGGGTCCGATGTGCCCGGGGTTGATGCCGGAGTCCCGGAAGCCGCATAGGTGGCTTTGCAGACAATCGTGATGTCATCACCTATATAATTGCGGTCAATCTTATATACATTCTTGTTCAGTGATACAAACTCCCAGTCGTTGTCACCCGCTCCTGTGGTTATCGCCTCCAGCGCTCCCGTAGACAACAGACGGTACCAGAAGAACTTGCATTTGCCCGTAGCCGTCACGTCCGTGTCGCCTACCATCAGTTTAGCCGTGATGGTCTGTGCGGTGATGTCACGCACCGGGTTCCAGTCCAGCGTGGACGGGCTGTCTATCGTCAATACGGGGATCGCATCCGTACCGTCAACCGCGCGGACAAGACGGCTCATCTGAAAAGTAAACAGCTGTCCGGTACGTGTGTCGGCATATTCCGCGTAAAACTCCAGCGTGACGGGTTTTAGGACGGTGACATTTTTTTTCATTGTGATCTGTCCCTTGCTGTCACCGGACTCCGTAATGCTGTAGCCTGTGTTTGTCGATGTGATAAGTGTGCGTGTGGTTCCGATGCGCTCGTACCACTTCATGTTGGTCAGCCTGGAGTTGACCGCCCCGATTTTAGTCACCGCTTCCGGATCGGTGGCGTTGCACCGCGGAAACAGGACCAGCGGTGTCAGCGTATAGTCCGGAGTGTATTCAGCTTTGTCAGCCTGGTAGACCTGCATGTCCGGCACGCTGCCCACCACCTCGATGTTACAACTGGTTTGTAACAGCCGGTAGTTGATTTCTATTTTTCGTTGCTTTGTTGCCATTGTATAAAACCATTTTAAAATGTTACAAAATTCTCCGCCACTTCAAACTGCTGCCCGTCACGCAATAACGCCTGTGCTTTAAACGTACACACCCGCATGTTGGTATAATTCGGTCCGAGATCATCTATCGTCAGAGGAAGATTTTTCCCAGCGCCGGCACGCTTCACCGCCCATGCGTTATCTTCTGATACATTCCCGGTATCACGCGTCCAGCTCACATCAGCGTCAAGTATATGATCTGTCACGTCACGGTTGTACAGCTTGCCGGTAATATATAGCGTTGTGGAAAAAGTCTCGATATCAAAATACCACCCCTTTGTGCTGCCGATCTCTATCGTAAATTCCGGGTTCCCTTCCAGCATCGCCCATCCGGCCGCCGCATATTGCGGTTCGTCGGCTGTTCCCGTCATCAGGCACTTCCATTTGCAGCCGTAGTGCCAAACCGTGTCCGCCCGCTCCTGCGTATTGGTGTAAGGATTGTCAGAGGACGCGACTTCGGCCGACCAAAAGCCACGGTCCACCAGTTCCTGTACGGGCAGTCCCTGCCAGTCCACACGGTAAAGTTCACCGAAGATGCCGGCACGGGCGAATATGTACGAGTGCTTATAGTTGACGGGGAGATTGTCAAACAAATCCAAATTGGGCAAACGCCCCAATATCATGTAATAGTTGTTCTGTTCCAAGACAGGCTTCGTTACTCCTTCCAGCCAGACAAGACATTTATCCGTGGTGGCGGACAAATACCAGTAGCTTTGCCTGTCCTCATTGAAGGCGTTTCCTCTTCTGGTAATGATCGTCAACTCTGTGGGAGGATAGTTTTTACCGCCCGGCACCTCACTGTCCGGGTATGACAACACCGAGATGGAGTTGGCCGGGACATTCTTGGACAGCACGCGCATCCACGAGGCGTAATACTCCCCCGTTGAAAAGAGGTTGTTTACAATCCCGTACACTATATCACCCTCCTGGAATGCGGTGAAGTCATTCTCCCAGCGCTTGCGCAATTTCAGGGTATAAGTTCCGTCGCTCTCTAAAGCCACGGACTCAATGACTCCGTTCTCGGAATATGAGGTGTCGCCTTCCTGTGCGTTCAGACGGTTATAGATGATTTCCTTGAACACTGCGGAGCCGCGTACCTCAAGACGCTCGAACTGACCGCGCCCGTCAGGATAGATACCGGCACCTTTACCGGCAATCATGGAGTCGATGAACTTGCCGAACTTCAATAAGAAATTTGTTCCGTCCGCTTGATCCTTACGAAGGAACATTACTAAGGAGCGCAATGCGGAATACACGTTACTATCCGTGGCCGGTGTAGAGTCATTCCTTCTTATCACATACACACCGCTGCCACCATCGCCCGTATAGGTCTGTCCCTTTAGGGTAAGGCTCTCAACCTTTTCCTCCAGCTCCCCGATACGAGAATAGGCGGCGGTTTCCCCGACAGTATATATAGGGGAATCATAAGCTAAATCAAGATTGAATTCAAATCCGATAACCCTTGACTGCCTTCCGTTCTCGAAATAAGCCTTGTTGATAAGGTTGACCTTTTGACCGATGCTGTAGAGGTTGTGAATGCCATCCTCACGGTATGCGTCATTTGACATCATCGTGCAGCCATAGGTACTCGGGTCTATCTTGGATTTGGCAGCGTACTTTTCAGTCTTTTCCTTCAGCTCCTGCTCGGCGGCACCCACAAGCCCAAGTTCGGTTATTTTCGTGCTGTCCCAGCCGGAAAGCACATATTCATCTCCATCCTGGGGAAAGAGCACATCACCGGGAAGCGGTCTGCCATAGTCCTCATTCCTGACTATCTCCCAAAGCTGTGCCTCAGGGTTCCATCCGCCATCCTCCAATATCTCCGGCTTTCCCTCAGGATTGAACTTCACGGCAAACTCCAAACCGTTGAGAAGTCCGGACGCGAAACGTATCCTCAGCTCCTGACCGGGGAGGATATATTTCTCGGAAAAGTTAACACCCGTGTCCCTAAAGCGGTAGGCATTCCATTTTTCCTCGGTGGTTGTGCCGTCCTCATTCTCCACCTTGTCCGTCACTTCGATAGTGGTGACATCCGACATGATGCCCGTTCTTCGGGGATAGACTTCATCGAAGATAACCACCTGCTCGACGGCTTCCTCGGTGGTCATATCAGGATAAGCGTCAATGTAAGGAGTGCCTTCGGGCAACATTAAGCGTTTTTGCACCACGCCGTTCACAACCACGGTCTCGTCAACCGGACGGTAGTCAGATGGGATATTCTTTGTTGAACCAAAAGCGTAGATACGGGTGGCATAAGTGGACCGGGATTCTGACTGTGACATTTCCTGCACGTTTTTCCCGATTTCGAAATCCACCGCATCGCCGGACTCACAACGTCCGAAATGGATGATGTTTTCAGTCACCCAACATTCGCAATCCCATTTCTTCGCCATCTCAAAACAAGCGTCAAGGATGTTGATGTTATCGTAACTCATCAACTGGGACTTGTTTTCGACTGTGGAATCAATGGAGAAAACAAAATCCTGTCCTTTGTATGTGTAACCAAGAGCTTTCAAATTTCTAAGGACTATACCGGCTTGTACGTCAAGCGGGGCGGTCAGGTTCCAGGACGCTTCCTGTCCGGTCGTCTCCGGGGTATATTTGAAGATTTTGTTTTTCCATTTCCAGTAATAGGCATCAAGTCTTAATTCGTAATCGTAGCCGGCGGTATTGGTGTTGAATGCGGGCTTCTGCAAGTCGCACACCTCGAACAATCCGAAGTTACATTCCACGTATGAGCCAAGTTTGAAATATATGGGATTCTCTAAGGAGAACTTTAACATGATGTAGTCCTCCTTCATCAGAGTGAACTTACGCTTGCAGCCTTCATTGATCAAAGTTGTAAGCAGGATAGCACCGGATATGTCTTTGATGTCGATTTGTTCCATGTCTTCAAAGTTCGGGGATAAAAAAAAGAGTGCCCAATTTTGAGCACTCACATACACGACAATAAAACCAATGTCGTGAATTAGCTTCTGTTTGCCGGATTTGGCTCGTTAAACTTGGCTGAAATTTTTCCGAAAGTTCGGTCTAAACTCTGTGCGTAAGTGACACTCTTGCCAGTATAAATAAGATGGTAAACCTCGCTACTATTAGCAGGAATCTGAATATCAACCACACCTTTATACAGCTCATCAAAGAAAGCTTTCTTCTTTGCTTGATAATCAGACTGAGAATTACTCTCGATAGTGAACGAAAGAGTTATTTCCCTCTCATCGACTTTAGGATTATTGATTATTACCCGTTTCCCATGTTCAAGTCGGCTTTTGTTCTCAATAAAATCCTTCATGGGAGCAGATGCCCCAATAACATCAAGAAACCCCTCTCCCATTCTCACACCCCATGTGGCAAACGCATCTTTTTCATTAATCAGTAAATCTGTCATAGCTTATAATTTTGATGTATTCTTCTTCACTTCTGCTATATCTGCTTTGATATCTTTTAAGTATTTAGCCGAATTACCTGTATTCTCCGAAATCTGTACCAATTCAAGATAGGATTGTGCTATCAAATTCCTCGTATCATCAGCGATGTTCCTCGTTTCTGTATTCATGGAAAGGATAGCATCTGCTCTTGCAGTTAACAGATTAAGAGATTGAGTTTGAGCGATATTCTGAGTTTTTATCTCTTCACCTGCAATCTGTAAAGCAGTAAACCTGCCGTTTAATTCTTCGCCTGTATCTTGCGACATAGCTTGAAATCCTTTACTTGTAGAGGATTGCGAAGTGGATTCAGACTCCCATCCAAACATATCAGCCATTGCGTCACGCTGTGCTTTCATCTCATCGGCAATCTGCTGACCTTCTTCTTTCAAAGCGTTATACTCTTGTTCAGTCACGCCATCATCCATAGCAGCATAAAACTTCTTTCGCCACTCTTCCAATCTGCCCATATAGGACTCTTTCAGCATGGAGTTAAGGATGGCATTCCTCATGTAATCTTCAAAGTTATCGGCAAAGTCAGCAGAATCCGCATCCATATCAGTTAGAAGGTCATGGAAATCGTTCCTTAATGTATCCACATCAATGAGCGTTGTGTCTGTCATTTGTTGTTCTAATACTTCTTTCACTTGAGCGACACCTTCCGCTATTTGGTTGGCATAGTTTTGAGTATCAGAATCCAACTGCGCCCAGAATATATGTGCTTCTTCCTGCAACTTGGCTAATTGTTCATCCGTCAAATCAAACAAACCAGTCATGCGACCGCCCATAGCGTTTTTGAATTGACTAACAGACATACCCAATGCTTTTGCCGCATCAGCCCATCCCGCAGCAGACATATCATCGACCTCTTTGTAACCTTTGGAATGAGATTTCCACGAAGAACCGGAATTCAAATATTGCTTACCCAATACCCTTGCGGCTTCGCTCTGTGTCTTCACCAGCTCAATGGCTCTATCGTATGCCGCCTGAGCATTATCCCCTGACAGTGATTCCGCTAATTCGAGTTGTTTATCTATTACCTTATCAAGAATGTTAATGTAAGATTGGTATGCTTCTTTCGCCTCTTCATACTTTTCTGTAGTAGTATCGCTACCAAACAAGTCAAACATCTTAGTTGTAATCTGTAAAGCAGCACCGACAATGGCGAGAATGACAGACGCTTTCTCTACTGCTTGAATGGATTTAGATGCAGCCTGCGCTGTTCCTGCCATCGCATCAGATGAACTATTTGCAAGGGTTGTAATACCATCAATCATTTGCAGGGTCGATGATGCGATACTTCCAGCAGCTGATATGATTTCACCAGCAGTGCCACCTACCGTTTTGCCAATCTCATCAAATTCTTTCTCTACCTTTGAAAGTGTCTTATACAAATCCTGCCATTCCTTTTGACTGCGTTTATTAGGAGATGTATTGGTTTTCTCCGACTTCTCACTGATAGTATTCTTCAAAGACGTAACCTTAGCTCTCTGTCCGGCTAACTTGGGATCATTCGGGTTCAGGAACTCAGATCGTTCTAATTCTCTTTCAGCCTGTACCAACAATTCACGCAACTTCTCCAAACTAAGGTTAGCGATATTATCAGTCCACGCCTTGAATGAATCTTCACGCATGGCAAACTCATTGTCTATGGATTTTAGTGTTTCATCCCGCTGATACTCTAATTCATTTATTTGAGCATCAGAAGCTCCACCATCCTTTAGTTTCTTTCGGTCTGCATTAAACTTATCTTCTGCATTTTTTCGCTTGGTAAGATAATCCTGATACGAAGATAACAGCTTTTGATACTCTTTGACCTCCTCTTCGTGAACTTTACTCGTATCACTATCTTTCTTCTTACCTGCTAACTCCTTTCTTAAGTCAATGACTAAAGTTTGCTCTTCGGTCAGCTTTCCACCTTGAGCATCCTCCCATTCCTTGCGCTGCTTTTTGATAGCATCAGTTTCTTTCTGATAATCCAAATCTATCTGTTTCAGTTTCTTCTCCGTACCTTCTTTCATCAAACTGACCTCATCCTGCTGATTCTGACGGTGAAGTGAAAGAAGTTGCCCGTCCAGCTTTTCCTGATTTTCTTTTTGCTTTTTTGCTAGATTTTCCTGTCTGGTCAGTGCGCTTCCGGTTACTCCGCCCAGCTCCTTGTATGTCTTTTCGGATACCTCCATCTTATCTTTGGCTTCTTTCACCTGTTTCGATGTAGCCGTCTGATCTTTGATTAAGGCCTCATACCCTTTTTTCGCTTTCTCCCATTCGGCTTTAGCATTTGCCAAATCCTCCTGATATGTAGTTTCTTTTGTTTCCTGTCTGTTCTCAACTTCCAATTGGGCATTGATTTCCGACAAGACATCCTTTCTTGCGTTTGCCAATTCATTTTTCAGGTCTTCGATACGCTGTACCTGAACCTTCATTTCGGAACGGTTGTTCTCCTTCTTAGCTAAATTATAAGCCCATTCCGCACTTTTTATCTGTTGTTCCAAGGACTCGACTATAGCCTGTTTTGACTGTGTTCTAGATTTTACAACTTCTTCATTATATGCCTTCCAAAAACCAGTCAAATCCTGTATATGGCCTTTCTCATCAACATATTTCCTAAAGAGTGCTGGGTATAGTTCCTCAATATCTTTTAAAGCTTTAAGTTTAGTGGTCTCGGCTTCCACCTCGCTATTAATGGTGCTAACAAGACCTTCCAAAGTACGTTTCCGATCTTCTTCGTCCGTGTCGAGTTTTTCTATTTTCTTGTTGTACGAGTCCAAAGCACGTTCAGCAGATGTTGTGCTGTCGGATAATGCCCACATTGCAACTCCAAGTCCTACTACAGCAGTAGCCAACAACACATAAGGATTGGTAAGCATTGCAGCGTTTAAAGCTAACTGCGCTTTTCGTGCCAATAAACGGGCATTGGTAAGTCCAATCTCCACAAGAGTATGTTTACTTTCGGCAGCAGTAACAAGCATCACTGCGGTCCGGTATGTACCATAAGTAACCACTAATCCAGCCAAGATCCTACCTACTGTTTCATAATTCTGAATCAACGAAGTTGTCATTTGAATACCGTCCATGATAACACTTTCCGACTTTGTTCCCAATTCGTTAAACACGGAATCCAAAGCATCCTGCATCATAGACAACTGACCATTGATAGTCTTTGAAGCATTCTCAGACATATTATAGAACTTACCACCTGCGGAAGTTGCATCAATGAATGCCTGTTGAACCATTTCAGCGGAAACAGCACCTTTGGACATTTCATCTTTCAAAGTTGCGATAGATTTTCCGGTCTTTTCGGAGATAATCTGTAACGGGTTGAATCCAGCGTTTATCATTTGATTCAAATCCTGCCCCATAAGTTTACCCGCTGCTGACATCTGTGAAAATGCCAAAGTTAGCGAATTGAACTTACTGGATTCCCCCATAGAAATATCACTAATGGCTTTCAAGTATTTGATAGTGTCTTCTGCTTGTATGTTAAATCCAAGCATCATCTTTTCTGCTCCAATCATATCTGACATAGTAAGTGGAGAAATCTTAGCCAGCTCCTTGATTTGCGGAATCAGTTGCCCTGCCATATCCTTTCCAACCATAGTCTCAATAGCGGTCTGCATGGATTGAAATTCGCCACGAACACGAATCATACTTGACAAGAATTCTTTGATTGAATAACCTCCCAGCAGTTTCTTACCCATATTAGACATGGCTTGTTCCACCTGCTTAGTTACATCTACATTTTTTTCACCATCTTGCCGATACAAAGCATATTCATCGCGGAGCTTCTTTACTGACAAGCGGGCGTTAGCCTGTTCCTGGGTAAGGTTAAATAAAGAACTTTTTTGCTCTTTCAATTTTTCATTTGTAGACCTTATTTTAGCTTCTAAGGAAGAAGTATCACCATCCTGTTTTAATGCTTCACGATACTTGTCTTTAAGACCGGACAATTCATTTTTCAATTGTTGGATAGTTCCACGTTGAAATGTTATTTTTTCCGACAATCCATTCACGACCTGAGAAGCATCGAAGATTTTCCTTTTGAATCCCGTTTCCATCTCCGCTCCAGCTTTGGCTGCATTAGTCACCAACTCATCCAATCTTTGGTTGGATGCAGCAAGTTGGGCATTCAAAGCCTTGAAAGCAGCAGGAGTCTGCGTGCCATCCATGCTCATTAACTCCTGCTTTAATTTTGCAATTTCATTACGAAGTCTTACAACTTCTTCCCAGTCACTACCTATCTTAAAATATAATTTTGACATATCTATTTCTTTTTCCTACGATTAGCCAATTCCTTACCACTGATTCTATTCACCTTCTGACCACCATATACTGCGCGTAATTTATCCCGTTGCATCATCAGCAGATTCCGATAAGGGATAATCTCAAACACTTCTGTATAACTCAGATGCAGCGTGTCAATCAAATGGGCTATCTGCCCGAAGAACGTTGTGTTTCCTACTGTTTCGGTCTTGCTGCCAGCATCGACACGTTCCTCATCGAGCTGACACACTGAAAAGCCGAAATATCCATCATAGAGAAACAGACTTCCAAGGCATCTTTGACTTCTTCAAAAGTGCCGTTCTCCAATTCTTTGACCAAACTATCATTCCCGCAGATGAAGCATGAAATACCTTTCAGCATATCTTCAGTAGCTTCAGGAAGCTCTTTAATAGCTTCCATGACATTATCTCCAGTCATGCCGATATTGGAAAAATGATGAATGGCACGACAGATAATTTTAATTGTAGGAGGTTTAATGGTATAAACCATCCCTCCTATCTCCACATTCATGAAATCCAGCCCTAACAAAGCATCAGAAACCGTTTTTGCTGCTTGATTCATATTCTTAAACTAAAAGGGGGAATGGTATATATCCATCCCCCGGTTATCACTCTTGTGCTTTTACCAATGTTATCTCTTTTTTAAGAGTGGTATCAACTTCAGAAGGAGTGGTTTTAATATCTCCTGACTGAGTGACGTACCCCACTTTCGACACTTCATAGTGAACGGTAGCCCCAGCATTCACCTGCTTTGACTTGACCGTTGCACCGTCCAGCTTTACGGTCGCATCGGAAGGAGTAGGTACAATGGTTACTGTAGTTCATGCCTGCAAAGCTTTAATCTGCCCTTCTTCATAGTTATACTCAGAAGAAACACCTTCGATTCCCGGTTCCTGCACCAAGCCTTTTACAGCGATTGCAATTGCCTTATCCGTATTGGCTTCACGGGAAACAATACGGCATTTTGGGAAGATGAACCAGACATCATCATCGGTCAGACAGAACAATGCTTTGTTGATAATAACTTTATCCAAAGCACGCTTCCAACCTACATCTTTAGATGTTGCCTGAATAACATCGCCACCCATGAACGCTTTCTTGGTCTTCCAGTCATATTGTCCGATAGAGAAAGCGGGCGATACTTCTCCCGGCACATCATCGTAACGGTAATTCTTTCCCGTTAATTGGTTCTTGTACCCAGTGACGGAGGCTTCCGTTTCCTCAATCTGCCACGTTTCCCCGTGTACATTCAAAACCTCATCTTTCGCTTTGATAGCGGCTTGAATCAAAGTCTTTGCGATTTCGGGGGTAATGTCTGCCGTTACCTTATCAATATCGGCAAACAAGATTCTTTTTATTCCTACTGCTGAAATCATAATCTTATAGTTTTACATTTATTACTTCAAATAAAATTCTCACATTCACGTAATGGCATTTCAAAGCTGCATCCGCTTCCGCGCCAATTGATTCGATAGAGTAACGATAGGTTGTACCGTCATAGGTGCTTACTACATCATCAAGCAGCTTGTCAGCCTTTCTTTCAAGTTCGTTAAGCCGGATTGTGTTCGCTTCATTCTCGCTTAAATTGGGTACACATAGATTCACTTCTGCAAAAGATTTCTTCCAATACTTTCCCGGCTGTTGTTTCTTCGTGTGGATGACAATCCTTTCGGACTTCAATTCACCCGTCAGCGTTTCACCATCAGGCACTATATCTATTCCGAAAGCCTTGCAGTCCCGATAGAGAATGTTTCCTATGTCGGTAGTTACTATCATTCCACAATCTCCCAATCTTCTGCAAATACATCACTGATAGACGGAACCCATGAATCAGCGCGTCCGGTATTCTCGTTGTAGATAAGACACTGGCTTGTATAGTCAATAAATCCCTTACCTTTCAGAATAAGGTCTTTTGCCGATTGGGGAAGCGATTGCATCTTAGGGATGATGTCGCTTTCGATATGAGCTGGCACTTGTTTGAATACCATCAAACCTTTACCGTTCCAACCACTTCTACGAACAGTCCCACCTTGTTTTAACACTTCGATAGCATCACCGAAACAGATAGGAGTTTCTTTCTTGACTTCTCGATATGATTCTTCAAACAGTTCTTTGGGTGACCAACTTTCATAGCCATATTCAGTACGAGTGTGATATCCTAGTTTATAAGACTCATTCTCTTCTATTTCACTTTTTACCAAGCCTTTACTGCAAGCTTCACCCAATGTCATAGGTTCTGCTTCAATCTGTTTTGTTCCAATGTACTTTTTCATTTTTCAAATTCTTCTTTTAATCGTTTCTCCGCAAATAAAGCAGCACTACTCAAAACATCATACCCTTTAGATTCTACGAATGATGCGTATTCCGCTTCGTTTTTCAATGTCAAACCGTCTTTATTGACATCGTAATCATTGGACGTTCTCAAAGTGAGTGTATGGTCTTGATAATCCCCATGTTCCTCTGCGTACTTCACGGCTTCATCGCCTACATCAATCATCTTCTTTTCGACCTCCCATTCTCCTTCATCGAAAAAGGAGTCGACATCTGAGAAATCGAAATCTACATCCATAATTCCGAGTAGTTAAAGTAGTTTGTACTCTTTACCGTGTAGACTTCGCCTTGACCTCTTACGCCATCACCATCCATGCAACGTACTTCATCACCAGCCTTGACAGTAATTCTTTTCTCACATACTACATGATAATTCGGACGATACACAGAGCCGTTATCAGATGAAAACTCTTTGGTAGTGTTATCATCACAACGGCACTTGCATACCTTCTGCCAGTATTCACCACCTGTTCCGGGAATAGGTCTGCCAAACTCATCCTTGTCCATCGGGGTGATAACTTTTACCTGCAATATGTGTGGGGCGAATATCATAAGAAAGTCACTTTAGGTTTGTTACCCAGTTCGTCTTTCAAACCGTACTGTTTACACAGAAATGAATAGTAATCCTTAATGCCTTGAATGTTCCAAGACATAGAAAAACCGCTTTCGCTGATGGAAGTGGCACGAAGCAATAGAGAGGGGATGAACTTCGCAATTGCCACCGACACCCGTGTTTGGCAATCCTCGTTCATCTCACCCCCTCCGCTTATCTTTGCGTTCAGACATATATCGAAAAGGTCAGCCTCCGACAAGTTAACGCTGAAGGTCTGAAACTTCTGTAATATATAATCGTTTACTGTCATGCGTTCATCTCACTCAAATCGAAGTTCACAATCAGGTTCGGGTTCGCAATCTGCGGAATCCATTCGGCTGTGTATTCCAGATAGCGACCATTGCCGTCCTTGTAACCTGAAATCAGCATATCGCCATCTGCCTGAGTGTAATTACGTCCCGGTACACCATCCACAGCTTCATAAGGAGTGTGGAAGCGCATATAACCGATTTTATCCTGCGGAAGCAGGGAAATACGACCATCTGCATAAATGGGGATATTCTTACCTGTTTGGTCTACCACATAATCTTCCTTGATTTCAATAGCCGGAAGTCCGATACCTGTAAAAATGGTAGAAGCCAGTTGCGAGGTGATAAGCCCGGTAGACATATACATTTCATTGCCTGTAAGCTGCATTTTGAACTTATCTCCAAATTCACTTGAACCGATAATATTCTTGATGAATGTGCCACGGCTCATAATCATCTTGGGGAATGTGCCGTAAATAGATTTCAGCTCATTCAGTTTCTGCTGCAAGTAAGTGACGAAATAGTCTTTATCCTCTGTGTCCGGCTTGATAAACTTAAACGGCAAGTCGATGTTCAATAAGTCAATTCCTCCGGCATTGTCGTCCTTGTTCTTCACGCTTGCTGCTCCAGTCATCAACAGAGAGCCTACGATAATGTCCATACGCTTGTGCGGTGCCAGCAATACCTGACGGTAATCGTCATAGATGAAGTCCACGATGTCACGCATGGCTGCTTTCTGGTCTTCCGGTTTGGCGGCATTATACTTATCTATCAAGTCCTGCAAGTCAGACAAACGGTCGATTGAGATTTGATAGCGGTCACCCAAATAGGCAATCTCACCATATCCGGAACCGATATTCCTGC